TTGAAACTTTTCATACTCATCATCATAATCTCTATTAGCCATAAATTCCTTTGTATTTAAATTTTAGCTTGTTAGGGGCAAGCCCTTTATACGACCTGCCCCACAGTAAGCAATCCTGTTAACCTTTATTTATTTAGGTTTAGCTAAAAGCAATAGCTGCTGTAGCACCAGTGCCTAATGATATTCCATTAACCTTAACAAGCCATTCGCCTGCATTCTTACAATATAACATAAATGAACTACCTATTGGGCCCCAGCCACAATTGGTTGCTGCACAAGTTATTGTAAGTACGCTATCTGCTGCGATACTTGTATCCATTTGAGCTGGTAACCCAGTTCCAAACTTCACATTCTGGTAAGGTTCAAAAGTATCACCACTAGCACAAGTTGCAACCAAAGCAACAGCTGTATCAGCAAGTGCTTCTTGAACCCATGCTATCATAACTCCTGGTTCTGCGCTTGGTAATGTTAATGCTGTTGCAGCATCTGCTGTCCAAGCTGATACATACTCATAGTTTTTAACTAAAGTTATATCAGCATCTACAGTTGCATCATTGACATCTAACGAGGTTAATTCACCATTTCTAACAAGGTCTTGCCATCTACCAGAGGCAAATGCAATATCCTTAGAATTAACAACTTCATCAAAGTTATACAAGCTTGAACTATTCTTATTTAATATATCACTTCTCATATCATAATCTCCTTATAAGTCTGTGAATGAATACAAAGCGTGAGTCTCTGGAATAGTAATTTCTAAACCAGCCTCTGTGATGATCATGTCCTTACGAAGGTCTTCATCAGCTTGTTGTACATTCGTTATAATGTGAGTATCACGATTCATTCCATTACCTGCTAATGGACGATACGCAACGTGATCTAAGTCTACAAGAGCCATATATCCACTTGCAATTCCTCTAAATAATGGCTCTGCCACCATTGAAAGGTCTCCATGAATAGTATTGATCTGCATTATTGAATGACCAAATGAACCATCACGCTTAGAGGATTCAAAGTTATAACTAGCATTAGAGCTTAAATCAAGAGATTTATCACTAAAGCCTGCTAACTTATTGAAGTAAGTAATAACTGGGCGACTTGCTAATGCAAGTTTTGAGCTATTGCCTCCACGTGCTGGGTCAAAGATCGTTTCAAAGTCCTCTAACAGAGAGTCATACGTTAAGGCTGTAGATGCTTGATTAAACAAGTAAGCATTTCCAGAAGTATAAGCAGCATTTCCACTCGCCACTGCAGTTGCAGTAGATAGTATGTGACCTACTAATCCTTCTGAATATTGAACGCTATTACTACGAGCACGTTGACTAAACAACATTGCCCTTTCAATATCAACCTTATGTTCTCTTAGTTTTAAGTTCCAAATACGATCCCATTCATTTGCATATCCACGATAATTAGTAGCAATTGCAGTATTAGTCATTTCAGCAGCTGTTTTGAAAATTTGAGTAAACCCAAAATCATCGTCTAACTGACTTGACCACACATCAGGCGAGCCTGACCCTTCTGCAAAAGAAGTACCAATTATTTGACATTCGTCTTCATCTTCAATATGATCATGATTAGTTTCATTAGTTGCACCTGTTTCTGCAATTGCTCTTGCAACAACAGTTGTGTCATTAGTGTTATGTGTAACACTTTCAACTCTGAAATTAACCATAGATATTCCTGCCTCAGTAGAATCACCATCACTTGTTGAAACTGCGAAAACCATTCCCTTAACCAAGTAAGATACTTGATTAGTAGTTCCTGATCCACCTTTTGCTGCTTCAACTGTTAGCGTGTAATTGCTATCTATTGCGACATCACTTATTGCTGTTCCCTGTATGAAGAAGTTCCTACTTGTCCAATCAATCTTAGAACGATTTTCTAAGAAACGAAAGACTGGATCATTTGTAGGTACTTTTGCCACTTTATTGAGATATACAAAAAATGGAGATTCTTCTGGAGTTAATTCAGCGACTCTGTCGCCAAAATTATGTATTCTTCTTAGATCAGCTGATGCACCTAATGCTGCTGGTACAGTATTTCCAGTTTGATCTACGTTGTAAGAATACAATGTTCCTTGTTGATTAGCCATTGCTATTCTCCTTTTTTATTATATTGTTTATGGTATCTTATTTCCAACTCTATTTGCACTTAAAACGCCTTCCCATAATTTATCCTCACTATTCTTTCTCTCAGGTTGCTGACCTTGTAATACGCCTGCTGCCTGTGGAGAAGATTGTGTTTGACGAATCTTATCTAAGGGGTTTTGTTTATTGCCTTGTTGAGCTGGCTGAGATACAGCTTCCCACATTCTAAGCACATTGTCTAAGCCATACTCTGATGGATGTTTGTCAGCAAACTCAAAGAATGAATCCATTTGCTGTTGATTTAAACCTCTTTGGGCTAAATCAGCTTGCAACTTCGTCCTTCCTTGTTCTGCTTCTATTCCACCAACAGCTTTTTCAACTGCACCATTTATGGTTTGTTGCATCTCTTGCATCCTAAACTTATAGGATTTGGATGAGGGGTCATTATAGGCTTCCCATGGGTCAAATTCATCAGATTTTAATGCAATAGGCTGTTCCTCTTTTGGCTGACCATTCGCAGAGTTTACTTGATTCATAACATCTGGTCTTGATTCCAAAAATTTAGCAACTGCTTCATATTGTTTTAATTGCTGATTTTCCTCGTAAAGCTTATCTTTTTCAGATTGGTGGTACTTAGCTTGAGCCTCCCAATCTTGATTAGAGTCTTCTTGAGTTTCAACTGCTTCATCTTGCCCTACCTCTAATGCATTGTTTTGACCACTTGCGTGATTTACTGCATCAAAAGCGTTATTATCTATATCGTCTGACATACGTACTCCTTATTTTTGCAATTTCTCGTCTTCTTTAGGTTGACTACGTTTCTGTCCTACTTGTGTAGCTAAACGTAATTTCTCAGATTCGAGTTTGACTGCGTTACTTAATTTGTCTATTGAAACTTTGTTAGCAGTTTTGGAGTCATATTCCTGCTCTTTAAGTTTACCTTGAAACTTAGCAACTTCAACTTGCTTGCGAGATTGTATAACTTCTCTATGGGCTGTTTGAAGGTCTCCACCAAGTTTTTTAATTTGTTGTTGTGCTTGCTGTAACTGTGATTGCATTTGAGCAACTTGATCAGTTCTTTGCATAACACCTTCTTTGTCAAATATTTCTGTTTTCTTCAATGCTTCCACTTTATCAATAAGCCCTGCTTGATATGCTTCCATGTATACATTCCATTCTCCCCATTTATTAGAAGGCATTGTAGAGTTTCCAATAACTCTAACGTCAAAAGTTCCAACACTTAAATTATTTTCTATTGTCTGCAATTCTTTGGTTTTATCATCATACATTTTTTTATTAACTGTGTATTCATTTATATCATTGTTGGGCTGTACTAATCTAAAAGTTTTTTTGAAATCATAATGTGATTTAGCTAAGTGATACATTAATTTGCCTAATCTTTTTAAACTAGCCTCAACATCTCTTAATTTAGACTTTGAACGTCTCTGTCCAAAATCTTCCATCATCATTGTTCCAGAAGATGTTTTAGGTGATGCTTCTGCATTTCCCTGCTGCATCTCAAATATTCCAATGTTTAAGTCGATGTAATGTTCCACCATTTGTGGTAATTGCAATATAGAACCTGCTAATGGTTGTGGAGAGGGAAAATGAGGTTCACCAAACGAAGCGTCATATTCTATAGTTGCATTGGGATTCGCCCAATCACGTTCAAGTTCTTCTATATCTTGTACAGAGCCTTGAGGTATTAGCAACTTTAAGCCAGACGATGCCTGCGCATGCGAAGTAATTAAAGACATAACTTTATTTAAGAACCTCTGAAATCCCTTATTTTTACGAACATCACTCATAGGGTATGGAGTATTAGTCCAAATATTTGGTACAGGTACTAATGGGAATATATTTGTATCTAAAATCTTTTCATATAATACAACTTGTCCAATTATACATGTACACTTAATTCTTGTTTGTTGTACCTCAACTATGTCAATTTCTTCTTTGTCAAACGATTCTTTTGTTTTGGGATCAGCCAAAAGCATGTCAAGGCCTTTTTGATCTATAACTTTTTCCTCGCTAGTCTTCATATCTAGTATTCTAAAAAAAGGTACTTTAACTTTACTAAAATCTTCTATTAATTTATATTTAT